ACGCTCACTACTTTACGTGAAGCGCGGGCAGAATTTGCTAAAGAACGCCCTGTAACATCTACAGCGCTTTCGTTGGGCGGCGCAGTTGCAGGAACTCTTCCGGCGCTTGCTGTAGCGCCTGCAGCTACAGGACGGACGCTGTTAACCCGTGGTTTGCAAGCGGCCGGTATGGGCGCGGTTGGCGGCGGCGTCGAAGGCGCAGTGTCGGGGTTCGGCGCCGGTGAAACAATGGAAGACCGCGCGGCTAAGGCTGCGCAATACGGCGCGCTTGGAGTTGGTTTGGGTGGTTTGGTTGGCGGTGCCGCCGAACCTGCAGCCGCTATTGCGCGAAAAGGTGTAAATGCGCTATCCGATATTGTTTACAACACTCCCCGTTATCGGGCGTTGGTAGAAGCTGCTAGGGGCCGCGAAGACGACATTGCGTTGGCACTTGAGGCGCAAGCGCGGGCGGAGCGTAACAATGCCATGCCGCGTACCGCTGCTGAAGCTGCCGCACCGACTGGCGCTGCTGAATATGTTGCGCTCCAAAACAAGTTGTTAGGCCGCGGCGAAAGTGGCACTGAACTAGCAGCTAAACAAATGCAACAGAAAGAGGCGGTTACAAAGCCGTTGGCGCAAGCTGCCGGGCTTACGCCGGCGGAACAGGCGGCGGCGGTAAAGACATCCGCCTCGCGGAAAGCGGCTGCCGATTTTCGGCAGCAACAGGCGGACCCGTATTACAAACGCGCAGACGCCGAATTTTTGCCTTTGGACAACCAGTTGGATAACATATTGGGGCGGCCTGAAATTGACAGCGCTATGCAAGCCGCGCAGCAATTGGCGCAAAGTCGGGGCAGCCAAGGGTTTCGCCAAGCTGGGGCGAAAGTGGAGTTTAGCGGAAAGTTTCTTGATGATACAATTAAGGAATTAGACCGCACAATTGTTTCCAACCCCAAAACGCCCGCTGACCGGGCTATGAACAACGCGATTATCCGGTCGAAAAAAGATTTGGTGGATTGGTTTACAAACAAGTCTAACAACTACAAAGAAGCCCGTAAGATATATGAGAACTTGAGCGCCGATCCTAACCGCATGGATTTGGCAAAGTTTTTGTACGACAAGTTGGCGCCCACGCAAAAACGCGGTGGGCCAGATGTTGACTTCAATTCGTTTGTCAAAGCACTTCAAGACGAGCCAAAAACGGTAATGAAGGCGCTTAACCGCGCGTCGAATTGGACCGATTTTTCTAAAAACCTCCCTCCAAACGTAATTGACGAACTTAAGAAAATAACAGATGAGGCGGTTAACAAAAACGCTACTGAAATGCTAGTTAAAGCGGGCGGAAAACGCGCGGACGAAATCTACGAGATGTTTACGCCGCGCGATATAGGGCCAAATTTTCTGGACCGTCTCTACACGCTTACTAACATGGTCGCAAAGATTGTAGGTTCGCGTATGAGCGAAGCCGACGTTAAAAAACTTGCTTTGGAAGCCTTGAACCCGGAAGCGGCGGCGGTGGCGTTGCGCAAGGCAAAAGAACGCGGCGCAAAAGCAGCCGCCGTCGGAGAAAAAATACAGCAAAAAGGAAGACAAATAGGCCGCGCAGCGCCCGTTGCGCCAATTTTGGTGGGCGCGCCAGCGCAAAACATAATGACTACACAAGAAAACCGGAACCGGATGTCGAGGTAACAAGGTGGATTACCAGGTGCTTTTCAACATCGCCTACGGTCTTGCAGGCATTTTCGGAGGGTACGTCTTGAACCGCGTGTACTCATCCTTGGATCGGCTTGACGACGACGTGCGCAAGTTCCCCACCCATTACGTCCAGAAGGACGACTTCAACATCGCCATGCGCGAGGTGAAGACGGACATCCGCGAGGGGTTTGCCCAGGTGGACCGCACGCTCAACACGATGTTCGAGCGCATCAACCACATTGCTAACAGGCAGCCATGAAGGTCAACGCCGCAGGTCTGGACTTGATCAAGAGCTTTGAGGGCCTTCGCCTGAAAGCGTACAAGTGCAGCGCGGGCGTGGACACTATCGGCTACGGCCACACGTCGGCAGCCGGCGAACCCAAGGTGACGCCGGGCATGACGATCACGGCCGCCGAGGCCGAGAAGATACTGGCCCGCGATTTGGGCAAGTACGAGCAGGCGGTCGATAAGGCCGTCACCGTCAAGCCGACGCCCAACCAGTTCTCCGCAATGGTCAGCCTCTGCTACAACATCGGCCCCGGCAACTTTGCAGGCTCGTCCGTTGTGCGGCGCCTGAACGCAGGCGACGTCAAGGGCGCCGCCGAGGCGTTCCTGATGTGGAACAAGGTTCATGGCCGCGCGTTGGCGGGGCTGACCCGCCGCCGTGAGGCTGAACGCAAACTATTCTTAACCCCGGAGTGAATAACATGACTGCACATAAGGCCGTCGCTGCCTTCATCACCAGCCTTGTGGCCCTCATTGGCCTGTTCGGCGTCTCGACCGGCTGGGTGACGCCCAGCCTGATCGACAGCGTGTCGGTCATCCTTGGCGCGGTCCTGACCGCCGTCGTCACCTACATGGTCCCGAACCAGCCCAAGGTATGACCTGGCTGGAGATCGCCGCGCTCGCTGTGATGCTTGTAGGGCTCTGCGCTGGAGCCTTTCTCGTATCACAGCGGCCGGCGTTCTGGGTCGGTCTGGGCGCCGCCGTGTTCAAGAGCCTTCTCCCTCATCTGGCCAAACGCATGACAGCGGAAGAAGAGAAGGCGTATCAGGACTGCGTTCGCCGGGGTGGCGAGTGGGATCCGTTCCGCAAGCGTTGCAAGTGAAGTCGATGATGATCCCGACCCACTCTTCGTAAGAGTTTGGTGCTATAGTTTTGACGTGCTGGATGGCCGCCTCGATCAGCGCAGCGCGGTTCACGACTTGACCTTCTCCAACAGTTCCTGACGCTCCCGCTGCGCCCGCAGCATGGTGTAGCGCTGGTGGATGCGGACGATAAAGGTCGGGCGCTTGTGGATCTTGACCTCTTCATCCAGCATCGCCCGTATTTGGCTTTCGTCCTTCAACGGCAGCACAGCGTTAAGTTGAAACCAGTTCACCCCTTTAACTCCTCTAAAGCTATGTCGGAAATCGCGCGCTTGTCCGCCAGGGCGGCCCAGATGCGCTCGTCTATCGTCTTGTTGGTCAGCATCACGTAGACCCACACGTCCTTGGTTTGACCGCCGCGATGGATGCGGCCGACCGTCTGTTCGTACAGTTCCAACGACCACGGCAGCGACAGGAACACCATCTTGTTGCCGCCGTACTGAAGGTTCAGCCCGTGGCCGGCGGACTTGGGGTGGACGGCCAGCAGCCGGATCTGCCCCTTGTTCCAGCGCTCGACCACGTCGGCGCCGTCGTCCAGCGTCCACAAGTGCGGGTAGCGGGTCTTCAACTGCGCCAGTTCCTCGACGAAGTTGTAGACGATCAGCGTGTTGTCCTGCTGGTTGCCTTCCAGAATTTCGTCCAGCAGGTCAAAGCGGTGCCGGGAGAACCAGTGCGCGAACTTGTAGGACTTGAAGACCCCCGCCGTGTCCATTGCCTCCGTTACCGTGTCGTAGACCCAGCCGCCCGCCATCTGTTGCAGCTTGCTCGTCACGGCGGCGGCTGACAGGGCGGTGATTTCCGTACCTTTCAGCGTTGTCACAAAATCGCGCTTCATCTTCTCGTATGGCTCACGGTCGGGCATGTCGCAGCGCATCTCGACGACGTGGCAGGGCGGCAGCTTGTCCTTGTAGACGCCAGGTTCCAGCACGAATGTCGCCGGGCGGATGCGCGCCATGACCTGTTCGAGGGCACCGCGACGCGGTTGCCAATCGCCAAACTCGCGGTTGATGCAGACAAAGTATTGCTGGAGGAACGCGCCCTTGGCGCGGCCCAGCAACGCCTCGTCCACCACCTTGCACTGGCCGAAGACGTCTTCCAGACCGTTCGAGGTAAACGATCCGGTCAGGCCCCAACGGACGGGAAAGCGGTCCAGCACCTTGTAGAACGCCTTGAAACGTTTGCCCGACGGGTTCTTGAGCCGCGTCAGTTCGTCGAACACCACGCCTTGGAACGGCAGGTCAGCCGGCAGCTTGTCGAGGTTGTCGTAGTTGACAATGACAATGTCACTGCTAGACGAGAGCGCTGCCTTGCGTTGGGTGGAGGTGCCGACAGCAACGGAATAAGACAGCGACGGCGCCCACTTCGCCACCTCGACGGGCCACACGTCCGTACACACACGTTTGGGCGCCACCACCAGCCAGCGCCTGGCGTGACCGTCGCGCTTCATCTCGGCCATCGCCCGCAGCGTGATTGCGGTTTTGCCCGCGCCCACAGGGGCCAGGATCATGGCGCGGTCACGCTCGTACAAGAAGGTCACGGCGTCGTTCTGGTAGGGTCTAAGTTGCAAGGTACGCCCCGATCACTTCTGCCGCTGCTTGCGGGACGATGGCATTGCCGTAGGCGCGCAGGCGTCCCACTCTGGCGGGAGCCCCATGAGCCAGCGGGAATGTGCCGGGTTCAACTGGCCGCCACTTTCCATCGCGGCAGTGGAGCCAGTCAGCATCTCGCCAGTAGCCGTTAGTCGGGCTGGGCCTGCTATCTGCGCCACCACGTCCAACCGATCCGTCGAGAGTTTCCCATCCCGCATCCGCCCGCCCTGATAGCCGCCCTTGTGATCCGTCATCGCGGGCGTTGGCCAGCCCGCCAGTTGTCCCTGATCCTGTAGCGCTCCCGACCTGTTCTCGCCCTTCCCCGCTTCCGTGTAACGGTTGTAGTCCGTGCCCTTCGTGTCGTGGACTGTCGGCGTTGCCCAGCCGCTCTCCGACAAACCAGAGGCGTTGACGGATGTGCGGGGCGCCGATGCCCGCAGCGCACAGATCTGCCGCCCCAACGGCGTAGCCCGATGCTTCCATGTCAGCGCATACAGCGTCGAGCCAGCCGAGGCCGTCCTTGCTTGCAACCTGCTCTCCAAAGACAACTGGAGGGCGGCACTCTGCGATGAGCCGATGGAACTCAGGCCAGAGGTGGCGCTCGTCTTCGACGCCTTTGCCTTGACCGGCGGCGCTGAAGGGCTGACAGGGACAGCTTCCGGTCCAGACGGGCCTGGCGTCATCCCATCCGGCGAGGCGGAGGGCGTGTGACCAGACGCCGATACCGGCGAAGAAGTGGCATTGGGTGTAGCCCTTGAGGTCGCCCGCAGCCACGTCCCGAATTGATCTGTCATCTACATCACCGTCCGCTATCAAACCGCTCTTGATCAGGTTTCGCAGCCATTGGGCTGCATAAGGGTCGAACTCGTTATAGTACGCTGCCATTCATCCACCTCCGTTTTTGACCATAGTGTCGTGTAGTTCTGGTTGCGTGCCCGCATGTCCTCCGCAAACTTGCGTTGCAGCGGCGACAGCCGTCCGTTGGGTGCCTTCAATTCCACGAACCACGTCGCCCCGCCGGGCAGGCAGACGATGCGGTCGCTGACGCCCTTGCAGTTCAGCGCGCGGAACTTGTAGGTGACGCCGCCCATACGCTGGACGGTCCACACAAAGTATTGTTCAATCTCGCGTTCCATGCCCATTATGTATCAAACAATCATTGACAGGTCAACAAACATTCTGTAGCGTCGGGCCATCAACACAGAAAGGTACACTATGGCTGCTCACTCAAACGTCGTCGGCGGTTCGACCGCCAAGCGCGTCTTGGCCTGCCCCGGCAGCGTCGCACTCGTCCGCACCATGCCCCCGCAGCCGTCGTCGGTCCACGCCGACACCGGCACGCTGCTGCACAACACCATCGCCACCATCCTGGAGACGGGCAAGGATCCGCAGGAGTTCTTGGGCGTCACCTACAACGGCATCGAATTGACCGATGACCTGCTGGAGCGCAAGCTGCTGCCAGCACTCGCCGCCCTTGATGAGATCGACCCCGACAAGATGATGGAGTATGCTGTCGAGCAGGTCGTGGGCTTCGGCGCCGCCTTGCCGGGCGTGTTCGGGTCCGCCGACGTCGTGGGCCGGATGGGCAAGCGCGGCATCCTGCTGGATTGGAAGTTCGGCGACGGCGTCGCGGTGGACGCGGAAGAGAACCCGCAGGGGCTGTTCTACGTCGCTGCCGCGCTCCGTACCGAGAAGACCGCATGGGCCTTCAAGGACGTCGAGGACATCGAGATCATCATCGTCCAGCCGCCCTACGTGAAGCGCTGGGTGACGACGCCCGCCCGCGTCAAGCAGTTCGAGGCCGACCTGATGCTGGCGGTGCGCGCGGCCGAGCAGCCCGACGCGCCACTGGCGGCCGGCGACCACTGCCGCTGGTGTACGGCCAAGACGATCTGCCCGGTGGTCAGTGGTGCTGTCGCCCGCGCCACCCGCACGGCTTTGAAGACGGTCAACGTGGACCGCTTGGCCGAGGCGCTGGGGCAAATCGACCTGCTGGAGGGCTACATCAAGGACGCCCGCGACATGGCGCAGCAACTGCTGGAAGCAGGCGTCGAGGTGCCGGGCTGGAAACTGGTGCCCAAGCGCGCCACCCGCAAGTGGGTGGACGACAAAAAAGTCTTGACGACCCTGACCGAAGCAGGGCTTAATATCGAACAATTGACGGACCCCAAGTCGCCCGCGCAGATGGAGAAGGTGTTGAAGAAGCACAATGTCCCGTTGCCGTCTGACCTGATCGTGTCCGTCTCAACAGGTAGCACGTTGGCACCCGAGGATGATCCGAGGCCCGCCGTGTTGCAGATCGGCAAACAACTGTCTGCTGCTCTTGGTAAACTATAGGAGAATACAATGAACGACGTAGTATCTTTCGGCAACGGCAACCTCCCCTCCGTCCAGTCCCTGACCACTGCCCTGCGCAGCCTCGAAAGCGAGGTCGGCGCTGCCGGCATGGTCATCCTCAAGATGGACAAGACCGGCCATTGGGTGTTCGGTGCCGACCAGACCGAAATTGATGACGACAGCACTTGGGCCATCAACCCGTTCTCCTTTGTCCACGGCTTCATTGCTTGGGGCGAGGGCGAGGTGCTGGGCGAGAAGATGGTGCCGGTGTCGGACCCGCTTCCCGAAATGGATAACCCGCCGCCGGGCGCCAAGCGCGGCTGGGAGATGCAGGTCGGCATGAGCCTCAAGTGCATGAACGGCGACGACAAGGGCATGGAGGCGCGCTACAACGTCACCTCCGTGGGCGGCAAGCGCGCCGTTCAGAAGCTGGCTCTTGAGATCGCCGCGCAGGTCGAGAAGGACCAGACCAAGCCTGTGCCGGTGGTGCGCCTGAAGAAGGAACACTACATGCACAAGTCCTACGGTCGCATCTTCACGCCTGTCTTCGAGATCAGCAACTGGATTGATCTTGAGGGCAAGACGGATGCGCCCGCCGCTGAACCGACGCCGGAAGCCACCGTCCGTCGTCGTCGTACTGCGTAAGCGGGCGCGCGGGGCCGCTATTTCCTCCCTGGTTGGGCGGCCCCGCACCTCACGATATGAAAAAACATACCCCGTTATCTAGCACGCTAGACGCAACGCCTTTGCGCGACATTTACGCCAAACTTGCAGGAAAAACGTTACACTCAGAAGATGAAATTGTAGCCGCCAGTGTAGCCGCGCCTAAACTTTGTGGTGTGTATTTTCTCATAAAAAACAAGCGCGTTGTATATGTCGGTCAATCCATTAGCGTGTGGAACCGCATTAGTATCCACGCTGGCGAAGGTAAATCTTTCGATAGGGCAGCGTTTATTGCGTGCGAAAAAAAACACCTCGATATTTTGGAGGCGCTGTATATCCACGTATTTCGCCCTAGTCTAAACGGCAACGTCAGCCCTAGCGGCGTTAAAGCGGCGCAGTTAGGTTTTCATGAGCTACTTGATAAACTCACACAGATGTTAGCCTATCATGACACTCTGGATTGACCTAGAAACCCGCAGCCGCTGCGACCTGCCGGGACGCGGCGTCTACAACTACGTGCAAGACCCCAGCACGGAGGTGCTGTGCATGTCCTACGCCTTCAACGATGAAGACGTGCAGACGTGGCGGCCAAGTGAGCCTTTCCCGACGCGCGTCGCGCTGCACCGGGGGCAGATCCGCGCCCATAACGCGGCGTTCGAGCGCCTGATGTTCTGGTACGTCATCTGTCCCGACTTCGGCGTGCCGGAACCCGCGTTGGAGCAGTTCTACTGCACTGCAACACAGGCCCGCGCCAACTGTGCGCCGGGCAGCCTTGAGGACGTCGGTCGCTTCGCGGGTGCCGGAATGCGCAAGGACCATCGCGGCGCGCAGTTGATCCGTCTACTGTCGATCCCGCAGGGCGACGGCACATTCCGCGACGACCCCACGCTGATGGCCGAGATGGTGGCCTACTGCGAAACCGACGTGAAGGCCATGCGCGCCGTCTCCAAGGCGC